GACATGACGGCAGTCGAGTTCTGGGAATCCGTAATGGTAGGCCTGCTTACGTGGGGCAATGCCTACGTGCTGAAGACATACAGTGGCTCACGAATTGTCTCTTTAGACCCGCTGAATCCTGCTCTGATGACAGTCCAGCGCACGTTAGACGGCGACGTAACATACATTTATGCTGATCCACGAGGCCGAAAAGAGTACACCGAACGCGAAATCTGGCACGTAAAAGGCTTCGGATCTGACGGCCTGATTGGTCTTTCTCCTATCGGCATGGGCTGGCGCTCCATCTACAGCGCTACCAATGTCGAGAATGCGGCATCAAACACGTTCGGCGGCAACATGCGGCCTAGCGGCGTGGTGTCTATTGAGCCGATTTTGAAGCCTGACCAGCGCACACAGATGCAAGAGGTCATCAAAAATAACGTATTTGGCGACGCTCGCATGGGCATGGTTCATTTGTTGGAAGGTAATGCGAAGTACACGCAGCTTTCGCTCAACCCGATTGACGCTCAGATGGCCGAGCACCTGACCCGCAGCGTGGAAGACCTGTGCCGCTGGTTCCAGATGCCGCCTTCGATGATCGGCCATGGCGGCATGGTGTCCAACTGGGGAACTGGTCGCGAGCAGATTAACCTGAGCTTCAAGCAGTACGTGCTCGACCAGTACACAAGTCGAATTGAGCAGAGCATCAACAAGCATCTGCTGACACCCGCCGAGCGCCGGCGTTTCTACGCTGAGTTCAACTTCGAAAGTCTGCTGCGCACCGATTCTGCAGGCCGCGCAGCGCTCTACAAGTCGGCATTGTTCGATGGCTGGATGAATGTTGACGAGGTACGCGAGCTGGAGAACCGCGGTCCCGTTCCTGGCGGAGACGTTTATCGCGTTCAGGCGGCAATGATTCCACTAACGCAATTGGGTACGGCAACAAATCCTGCGCCGAATGCTACAATCGGGCAAGAAAACGAAGGGATTGATGATGAACCGTAAAGAATCGGGCGTCCTGCTGCGAAAGAATTTCGCCTTCAAAGCTGAGGACGTGAAGGAAGATGGCACGTTCACCGGCTACGGGTCGGTCTTCGGGAACGTGGACAGCTACAATGAGATCGTTGTGGCCGGCGCGTTCAAGTCCAGCATCGCAGAAATCAAGGCGTCTGGCGATCCCCTGCCGATGCTGTGGAATCACAACCCTGACGAACCGATCGGCGGCTACACCGAGATCGAGGAAGACGAATACGGTCTGAAGGTCAGCGGCTTCCTGATGATAGATGAGGTGGCCCGGGCTCGCGAGGTCTATTCGCTGCTGAAGCGCCGTGTCGTCAAAGGGCTGTCGATCGGCTACTACGTGCTGGACGATACGAAGGACAAGACTTCCGGCGTGCGATATCTGAACCAACTGGATCTGCGCGAAGTCAGCCCGGTTACGTTCCCGGCGAACGTGGCGGCGAAGATCGAAGACGTAAAGAGCATGCTGCAGCATGGTGGCATGCCAACCGTTAAAGAATTTGAGGACTTCCTGCGTGAGGCCGGGTTCTCGAAAAGCACAGCCGCGTGTATTGTCGCAAGCGGCTATGCAAAACTGCTTTCCCGGGGTGAGCCCGGTGGCGAAAAAAGCGACGAAATCCTGCGCGCATTGCGCAATTACAAACTCACCCCGTAAGGAAAATTCATGAGCACCGAAGCCGAAATCAAACAAGCACTTGACGCAACCCGCGACCAACTGAAGGAGCATGCCGAAAAGGCTGTTGCCGAAGGCGTAAAGAGCATCTCCACGATGACCGCCAGCGTCAAGCAAACTGTCGATGAGCTGTTGGTTCAGAAGAACGAACTGGAAGCCCGCGTCACGGAACTGGAACAACTGAAGGCACGCCGCGGCGCCGAGGAAGATCAAAAGCACTACACGCCGGGCGAACAGTTCATCCACAGCGAAGTCTTCCGCAAGGCCCGCGAAGATGGCCGTCTGTTCCGCAAGGGCCAGAATATCTCCATGGACCTGAAGGCAATCACCAGCCTGACCGCGAGTGCCGGTCGCCTGCTGACGCCTGATGTTCAGGCTGGCGTTATCGCGCTGCCGCAACGCCGCGCCACGATCCGCTCGCTGGTCGCCCCTGGCCGTACTGACAAGCCATCGGTCCAGTACTTCCGCGAACTGGTGTACACCAACGCCGCGGCTCCAACCGCCGAAAACACGCGCAAACCAGAGTCGAACATCACGTTCGAAGACGCACTGGCACGCGTGATCAAGATCGCCCACTTCATCAAGGCATCGACGGAGATCTTGGACGACGCGCCAGCATTGGCATCCATCATCGACCAACGCCTGCGCTACGGTCTGGAGTACGTCGAAGAAAACCAGCTGCTGAACGGCAGCGGCACCGGCAACAACCTGTCCGGCCTGTACACCAACGCAACCGCATTCGTCGCCCCGATCACGATTGCCGGCGCTACCCGCATCGACATCCTGCGTCTGGCAATGCTGCAGTCCGAACTGGCCCTGTTGCCAGCAACCGGCCACGTGCTGAACCCTGCCGACTGGGCCGCGATCGAACTGACCAAGGACACCACTGGTCAGTACATCATCGGCAATCCACAAGGCCAGATCGGCGCAACCCTGTGGGGCCTGCCAGTCGTCACGTCCATGGCAATGACTGCCGACACGTTCCTGACCGGTAACTTCCGTGATGCGGCGCAGATCTTTGATCGTGAACTTGCTAACGTGGTTGTATCTACCGAAAATGAAGATGACTTCGTGACCAATCGTGTCACCATTCTCGCAGAGGAACGTTTGGCCCTGGCAATTTATCGGCCCCAAAGCATTATTAAGGGCGACCTGACCCCAGGCGTCTAAAGCAAAAACGCCCCGGGGCGGCAATCCTCGGGGCGCTTTCTAATCTAAACTGAAAAGGAGTTCAGTCATGACTGAGGCAAATAGTATCACGCATAAGCGATGCAGCTTCTGCAAAAATCTCGTTGAGCGCAGCATGTTCAACAAAAACAAGAGAAACAAAGACGGCCTAGGGACTGAGTGCAGGCCTTGCGCAAACGCATATTCTAAGAAGTACCACGACAACAATGTCGAGCGTCACAAGGAAAGGATGCGAGAGCGATACAGGGCAGACCCGGAGCGCATAAGCATCGAGGCTAGCAAATGGCGCTTAGAGAATCCAGAAAAAGCCCGCGCTGCGAAGAAGGCATGGGCCGCAGCAAATAGGGAAAAGCTGAACGCAGCATCAAGAGCAAGCTGGGTAAAGCATCACGAAAAAAACCTAGCTAGGAAGAAGCGATACAGGGAGCAAAATCCCGAGCGAGGCGCAGAGCACGTTAGGGCCCGACAGACAAGAAAACAAAAAGCGATGCCGATGTGGGCGGACAGGTCTAGAATTCTTGAGATATATCGAGAATGCAAGCGGATATCAGCTGAGACCGGCATCAAGCATCACGTAGACCACTACTTTCCGCTCAAGAGTGACGTTGTATGCGGTCTGCATGTAGAGCATAATTTACGCATCATCCCTGCGAGCGAAAACCACTCCAAGGGCAACAAGCTTCCCGAATAGGAGATTGAAATGCAAATCAAAGTGAAAGCGCTGCAGAATTTGGCGCATGGCCGCTTCAACCCAACGAAGGGTCAGGAGTTTGAGGTGACGAAAGGCGAGGCGGACGAGCTTCTGTCTACTGGGCTGGTGTCTCTGGTTCAGGATCAAGATGCTGGCGAGAAAAGCGCACCTGAGCTTCAGAATAAGATGGAGGATGCTCCTTCGAATAAGGCTGAGCAGCCTGAGGAATCCGACGCAGAAAAACCGCTCACAGGCAAGGCGGCGCCGCGCAAAACCGCATCCAAAAAGGCTGACTAATCATGACGACTACGGTACGCCTGTTATCTACTTACGGAAACTTCCGGCCAAACACCATCGTTGAACTGGACGATGCGACAGCCGCCGCGCTTTTGCTCGGAGGCGTTGGTGCAACTACTGATCTCACTGGTGGCGTACCGGCGTTCGGCAACGATGCCGAAATTGCGGTAGGTGACGAGAATGAATTGCCTGACCAAAAGCTGGGTGTAGGTCGAACCAAAATCAATCTGCCGGCTGGAAAGGCGGTAACGCTTACGTCTGTTGCGGGTTCGATTAGCCGTGTTGCACCACTGGACGCCACTGGTGCGGAGGGCGCCTCTACCACTCTCAACAATGGGGCTATGGCAGTGTTCGGCCCGTACCGCGAGGCCAAGACGCTTCAGGTCAGCACGTACTCCGGCGCCGTGAGTGCTACGGTTCGAGCGTTGCCAGCGCGCGGTGCGGAGCAGGCGGACCCGTCGCGGGTGGTGCTGCTGGGCGACTCTATCACGTGGTTTGGCTTCGACAACACGGCAGTGAGCGGAAAGCCATCGCTTGCGGTGACGAATCGGGCTATCGTGGAAGCAGCAAACGCCCTGCTCTACCAACGGCTG